AAATTCTTCTTTTAGTCTAGCAAATGACTCGTCAGTTAACACTTGTTCGGTACTTAATGCGCCACTTGGCTGCATACCATTCATGTTATGCACCCGTTACGCTGCTGTGTAAGTGACTGCGCCTGCACTCTCTAGCGTCAAACTAAATGTTTCTTCTTTGTTGTACTCACCGCCACGCTCTACGCTAGGGATAGCAAATACACCTGTAAACACATCGCCTAAACCTGATTCTAACTTGATTGTTTTGTGAGTGTTGGCCATTTTTGCAACCATAATGTGGTCAGTAAAAACAACATTATCACTAACAACGCCAGACCCTTTAATACTCATGCTTGTAATGCCTGCGCCCTCTAAAAGCTCACGCCATCCGCTGCCGTCTTTGTCGGTTACATCAACAGTCTCGCTGTTGATTGTTACTGACTCGGTACGAATACCACCAATTACCGCATAAACATCGGGGCCAGTGCTTGTACGAACACTAACACGAAACTCACGACCTTTAAACTTAGCCATTTAAGCCACCTCACTGATTAACAAATTAAACCGCATAATACCGTGACGTGTTACACCGTCACTATCCGTCACTATATCATGCCTTTTAAACTGGCATAACACCGATTGACCATTGGCCAAAACTAAATCAACATTCATTAATGCCGCATGGCACTTATCCATAAGCGTACGCAATTCTTTTGAGCCATCGTAACGGCTGCCAACGTGCAAATTTATTGTAGCCTCTAAACCATCATCATCTTTATTCGACCAATCATCCGCACCGCCATCTTCTATCCATATCTTTGGCCATGTTCCCTCATTATCTAGCTTTTCAGAGATTAACCCTGTTAGCCCTGTCGTGCCATTAAGCGCGGTATAAACAGCTTTTACATAATCATTAAATAAGCTCATCTTATGTTAGCTCCCTGCATATCTCGCATAGCTTGACTAACAGCACGTTGTACGATGTTAATCGCTTTTTGACGCTGTGTTTGTAGTCCGCGTTGCATGAATGGGCGAGGCTGTAAGTTGCGGCTCATGTCGCCAAACTCCAGGCGTTTAGCATAAGGCGCGATAGAGTGTAGCGATAAAATACGCACTCTTAAATTGTCTAAATCAGGCTCAGTTTGTATTGAGCGCACCAAAAAGCCTAAGTCGGTGGCAGGCGGCTCTCCTGCTGCAGATGCTTTATGTACCCGATTAGGATTAGTTAAAGTGTATGTTTTGCCGCCGCGTGGTGCTTTATTAATTGAGCGTCTAATCTCTGTGGCAATAATCTCACCCGCAATAACTAAATTATTTTGTAGTCTGTGGTTGATACGCGCCATTAGTTGAGATGTTAGACTCATTATGCAGCCTCCAACACGATACGTCCGCCATCTTCTAACAAAAAGAATCCGCCATCTTCTAACAATAGAAAGTCATTGTCTATGATGCTTGTTGTATTTGCGCTTTCAATTGTTAGATTAAATAATTCCTCTTTGTTAAACTCACCGCTAGACTCTAACGATGTAAACAAAAACGCGCCTGCGTAAATCTCGCCAGTATTTGATAATAATTTACAATCGACTACCGCACCGATTAGCACTTTTGTCTTAATGAATTCATAACTCGCATCATCACTACAAACGCCACTAGATTTAACGCTTACACTGCTAATGCCCGCATTTTCTAATAGTTCACGAAACAAAAACGCCTTGTCTGTGACTTCTACCGTCTCGCTGTTGATAGTCATAGACGTACTACGCATGGCCGCTAACGTGGTATAAGTGCCGCTAATGTCGGCTTGTAGTACAAACATCGCGCCTTTTTGCTTCATGTTACTGTCGCTCCAAAAAGTTCGGCACTAACAATGTAAAAATCTAGGTTGTATTGGTCTTGTGCTATGCCAATCACCCTAAAATAATTGCCTCGATGCTCTATCCGCAATTTGTCACTTTTTTGGCTGTTTGGCACTAAAAACGATTGATTTTGACGCACCGTAAAAATCATTTTTTGTAGATGCTGTTCTTCACCACGGTAAAAGCGTTCTCTAATGTTAGATTGTCCAGCTTTTGAACCTTCGGTTGCATCAGCCCAAACCTTGCCTAGCTCGACCCAATCAGACACAAAACCACCCTGGCCATCAGATACTTTCTGATTTTCAACAATGGTTAATCTGTGTCTTAATTTGCCGATGTTCATAAGTTAAAAATCCTGTACATATTCAAGATTGTTTTAACATTATCAGGCATATCATACAAACCACGATTATAAAAGCGGTATGTAATCAGGTCTAAAAGTGCTTGTTTGAGTGGTGTAAATGACTCTGTTTGTGTCTCGACATTCCATGTGATTACTAGCTCATCATTAGCATAAAATTGACTATTGAGCTTGACGCGGCCAGTTGTTCGATTGTACACAAAATCAGTATAAGCCTCATCATCAATCGTAATCTCGACACTATCAGCAAAAAAACGTGGTGAGTAAAATATGTATTGGCCTTTATCTAAGATGTATTTTGTACGCCAAACTTGAGGCCGTAATACGTTTTTAGTGTATGACTCTACCTCACGTCTGCATGAAGTAATTAAAGAGCTAATCAAGCTATCTTCATCACTGTTTTCAACTTTAGCCCATGTTTTAACTTCGGCTGTCGTTATCGGTTCACTTCCCGATTCACTGATTAAAATAGACATGATTAGCCCTTTTCATTGGTTAGTTAGCTAGGATTAACAGTGCCTTGCAAACGTAAACCAAACTTAACAAACGATGCGCCAACGCTTAATGTAGATGCAGCAGCAGTTACGGCTGTTGCGCGTACATAGCGTTTAAAACCCACATAACCAATGCTAGAAACGCCTGCCGCGCTTAACGCAGCACTTGCTTCGGTATTGGTTAAATTAGCATCTGCAACGGCTGTATAGTCGCTGTTGTTGTCGGATTCTTCGATTAACGGTGTTACGCTACCGTCAGTATATTCGCCAACTTGAAAAATCAACTCCAAGCCCTCGCTGCCTTGACGGTCAATCACCGCACCAACCACATCTTCGCCATCGGCAACGGCTGTTAATGCAATGGCAACGCCTACGCCAATTTGATTGTGTAAATCTTTATTGATAGTCATGTTACATTGCTCCCATTAAGCCTTGAATTCAACAAAACGTACGGCTTCGGAGTTCACCAAATCGCCACCTGTGCGTTTAGTAAAGTACCATTGCACCACATCAGGATTAGTGATGTTGTCACGAATGACATTAACGCCGCGGCGGTCAACAATTTGATACGCTTGGTTTAAATCACCAACGAACATAGACAAACTATCGTTAGCAATATCGGCCATATGGTCAAAATCAGGCACTACAGGAATACCCAAAATCATGCCAAACGGCGAATCAGTTAAGTTCCATGTTGGTTGCCAGATAAAGTTACCATCGGAGTCTTGTAACTTCATCGCTTCGGCAAAAGTGAAGCGATTCATGCCCCAAATTGCACCCGCACGATAAGCACCGCGTAAGGACATGGCCGCATCAATCAAAATTTTACCGCCGTTAGGAGTTGCAGCAAAACCACCATTTACGCCAGTTTTGAACTTTTGTACTGTACCCCATGCGCGGCTATTGTCGCCCGTGTATGCAGTAGCAACAGTCATCATGCCGCGTGGCTGTAACACACCGTTACCTAACAAGAAACCGTATGCTTCACCCTCTGCAAAACCTTGAGCCGCATCATTAACAATCATTGCTTCGATGTCGTAATCAGCATCTTCAAGCATTTCAGTTGTTGCGGTTGGGTATGCGTAAAGTTTTTTAACTTTGATTTCGTATTGACCAAACTGCTTAGTCGCTGTGGTGCTTGGCGTATTGCCTTGAAAGCCCCACGAATAGCTGTTACGGCCATTGTCAATCAAACCTGTCACTGTTTCTTTGCTTGTGTTTTTAACATTGGCAAAACGGCGAACAGGTGAATTGTCGTGAATACGTTGGATAATACGACCAGTCGTGTCAGACGTAGTTAAATAACCACCATCAGGATTGGTAATCGTGCTTAATGCTTTTTGCTCAGTATCGCTTAATTGCATACCGCGCATTTTTTTGAATAACGCGCTTTTTGCTTCACGAACTTCTTTCGTTAAACCATCAACGCCTGTTTGAATCTGTGCAGATTGAGCGGCCTTAACCTCTTGAATAGCTTGAACCAAACCAGTGATGTCGTTTTGAATCGCATCTTGTTTTGATTTTGTTTCTGCCAAAACATCACCATGCTTTTTAACTTCGGCAATGGCTTCTTGTTGGGATTGGCGCAATTGAGATACGGCATTGCCTGCATCATCAATTAACTTTTTTACTTCGGTAATATCAGTCATGAGACTAACCTCGCAATGTTTGATTAAATTTCACTAATGAAGCGGCTAACTCATCATAATTAGGCTCATCATCTCGAATTGCCTTGATTTTACTGATTAGTGTTTTCGCCTCAGAGCGTGATAACTTACAAACATCGCGCAGGTAATGTTCACAGTCTCTTACAGTGTCTAGTTTACACGATTTCATGTCATTGACAAGGGCATTGG